CAGCGAATGGCACCCATCATAATTCAGTTGTATGGAGAGACAGGACAAGGAAAGTCAACCATTGTGACAACATTGGCACTCAATCTTCTATCAAAAATCTGTGATGCAGAAGGTATAGACAAAGATTTTATCAATCCAGACAATCTCATCTACGCCCGCAACGTAGAACAAGAGTTTTGGGACGGATATCACGGACAGCTGGTTAGTGTGTTCGATGATTTCGCACAACATCAAGATTTTGCTCAGGTTCCAAACCCTGAGCTATTTGAAATCATTCGAGCAGGAAACACTTTCCCCTATCCTTTGCACATGGCTGACATCGCTGACAAGAACACAACAACTTTTCAGTCACGCATTGTCATTTTGACGACCAACCAAAAGAAGCCAAAAGTGGAATCCTTAGTAGCACCAGAAGCTTTTTATCGCCGTATTGACCAGTCCTATGAAGTAGCCTTCAAACCAGAGGTACTTACTAGGCAGTCAAAAACGGTTGAGACAATCGAAGAAAGTGCTCGTGGGAATTTGACAACCTACTCCTACGCTCTCAAGCCCGAACATCGGCAGGAGTATTCCCCAGAGATCCAACAGTTTCAGCAATTTGACATCAATACTGAAAGGAAAATTGGCAACCCAATTTCACTTGATGAATTGGTTGACAATGCTTTTCACCAGTACAATGCCCGGTTCAATTTTGAAACAACACGCAAAATGCATGATGATCAATTGGCACGTCAACTTGGGTTCATCAGAGCCCAACCCCAAATTGGATGGTTCGCTCCACTACACTATATTCGCCCTGCCCAACCTCAGGAGGCTGTAGATGTGGAGAGGCGCAACCTCGCACAAGAATTTCATGCAAGTTTTCAAAATTACAAAATCAGACTCCAACAAATCAAGGAAAATTTGAAACGCAAAATGGAAGAACACAAAGTTGTGTTGAAGGCTCTTGGCGTTGTTGCTATGGCTGTTGGGGTGTATAAGATTGGTAGTGCACTTGCTGGACTTGTTTCAAAAAGAGACACTCAACCTAAAGTGTCTGCAAGTGCGCAATCACCTTATGCTCCCCGACCTGTGGCATTGCGTCAGTCAGCCTATCATCCGACAACACGGGCAACAAAAACCACCATCAACAAAATTGTGAAAGCGACAGGACAAGCAGCGGATAATAGCGCGCGTGACATCATCACAAGCGTTATGAACCGAGGCATGTACTCCTTGAGCGTCGATTCTCGCGTTCTTGGGAGTGCAACGTTCTTAACTGGAAAAATTTTGATGTTTCCCCGACATTTTATTAGTTTCATGGCCCATCAGGCAGAAGCTAATCCAAATTCAAAAGTCACACTCAAATCACACAACACACAGTATGAAATGCTGACAAAGGACGTGTTGCTTGGAGTGGAGAACATTTTTGACGACGACAATCTTCCTCTTGATTCTGATGGAAAGCCCGACCAAACTTGGACTCATGACTGTGTTGCTGTAGTCTTCAAGACTGCAGACAACCACAAAGACAGAACAGATCAATTCTTGTCAAGGGAGGAGCAATCTAAACTTGACAAAGTTGATGTAATTCTGGCAAACATCCACGAAAAAGACAACAACATCACACACACAACATCGTGTGTTTCAGCATCTGGTGTCCAACGAGTAACGCCTGGGGCAGGACCACCTGTCTATGGTGAATACGAAATTGGAGACACTCAATATAGAACCTACACGCGTGACTATTGGAGATATGCCCTCAACACTACCTACGGGGACTGTGGAGGACTAATCTTCTTGAACAACAAAATGAGTCACCGCAAGATTCTCGGAATGCACGTTATGGGACTTTCGCAACTAGATTCTGGCTTTGCCCTCTCGGTTTACCGAGAGGATGTACAAGCTTACGTTCGACTAGTACGACAGGACGATCCTTCATTGGTGACACCCTGTGCGGAGCCCATCATAACGACAGCAGTCCAGTGTTTGCCATTTGCTGGAGACTTCCACCCCTTGGGAAAAAGTCCGTTCCCTAGCACAAATCCTGGAAAGAGTAAGATTGAAAAGTCAGAACTCCATCCTGACAATTGTGCTGTGGCATGGAGAGAACCCGTTTCTCATCCCACACTGTTGAAGCCCATCACAGTGAGGCCTGAGGACGGTATTCCCTTCCCAAGTGGCACGACATTCGACCCCCTTCATTACCGACTGGAAAAATGTGGACAGCGTGCAAAATGTCTAGACCAACAGCTTTTGGACATTGTGCGTCGTTCATACACCACCGAACTTCGACAAATTTTGCAGACTCACAAGTACCCCGAGTACAAATCAGTCTACACATTTGATGAGGCAGTACTAGGTTTGCCTGGTGATCCCTATGTAAATTCGATAAACAGAGCGTCAGCTCCTGGTTACGGATGGACTAAGGACCCAGGCTTTCCTGGTAAGAAAACATGGTTTGGAAGAGACGAAGAGTTTGATCTTAGTCGCG